CATTAGCCCTTATAATCAATATTACCAATAGCATCAAATGCTTTTTGAAAGTCAATATTATTTGGGTCAGTTACAGCTCCAAGTGGCGCAACTGTTGACGGAATAAATGGCACGTCAAATTCAGGTCCTTGTGGCTCGTAGTCCATTTGCTCAAGTTTCTGATTTGGAGACAACCACCAGGCTGTGTTAAGCCATTCAGCTAATTCTTTCATATTAGCCTGCATTTCAGGAAATACGCTTGCGTCATAATCTACAAAATACTTTTTTTTATCAGCTTTCTCCCACCCGGGTACAAGCCACAAGTTCATTTGGTCGCGGAAAGCAATAAGCTCAGGAATTACTGCATCAGTTATACCTGCTTTACGTGCTTCCGTCATATTATTATAAGTCTTATTCTCGGGATCATTGAATATTGCGCTATTCATATGAAATACATTACATAAACCACGTAATGTTGTATTTATAGCTTGTATAACACCTAAATCAACAGGGCTCTCACCAATTTTAAGCCAACCCATTTTAGAATTAGCTGCAAGTATCTGTTTAGCATTATGCTTACCAGATTTGGAGTCAATATGCTGTTGTAAAGCATCGCGCTGAGGGTCACTTAACTCTAAGCCATCACTATATAATACACCAGCCATGCCCCCATTCTCAAAAGCTGCACTCATATAAGTGTTACCGCTGTTTGATTGATGCACAAGGCCAGCAGCAGCCATAAGTGGGGCTTGACCAATTATATGTGGATTGCTTGGCCATTCAAAATTGGGATTAAAGTAGCGAGAGTGCGAAACAAATTCGCCAGGTATTTCTTCTGGGTCCCAATTCAATTTATACGCGCGAGGTTTCATATACATACCTCCACCAAGTGGCGTACATAAATGAGCTGGTAATAAGTGAAGCTCAACAAATTTGTCAGGCATAGCTTCAGGGCCCCAACCGCGAATAAAAGTATTACCGGTTAATAGCCTGTAAAGAAACCAACCAAATTTATATTCACTTGCTGGCATATAATCGTTTGGTGCAACATTAAGCATAGTTAATATACGGTGGTTACCTTCAACTAATTTAAGTGCTTTAGCTTGTAATTTCTTAAGCTCTTTAAAATTGGTTGGATCAGTTAAACACATGGCTTTATATTTAATTAAAGCATTATTATCTACTACTTCACTTAAGGTAAATGGAACAGTAGCGGCTTTACCAGCTATCCAGCTAACAATAGAATAAACGTCAGCATTAACTTGATAAGCCTTCTTTATATAATCTATTGTGTTTTGTAGTTGCCCATGTATTATGTTTTGCATATATACATAGTTACTTTTAGCTACCACACTCCCTAAGGTTGTAGCTAAGAAGTTTTTGAATTTATCTATTAAACCCATTCTACCAAAATTTAAATTGTTTTTTACCTAATAACCTTTGTATGCTTTGCGCCAAGGCGTCAGCAACGTCTAATTTTAATGACTTAGGAAATTTTAATATTCCTTGCTGATCGTCGTGATATAATCTATCTAATATACTTTTTCTTACAAATATTCTACCGGCTTGCGCATAAGGTGTAGCTATACGGGCTCTTGCCACTTTATCGGCACCACCATCAACTTTTATTTCAATAGCATTTAACCCAGCATTAACTAAAGTTTGAACAGCAGATTTACCTGATGCTTTAGCTTCAACATAATGGTTACCTGGTATCAGCATCATGAAAACGATGAGCTCCGGAAATTCTTTATAAACATAATCAAATTTATCGATATACATCTTATTATCTTTTACACCGGCTGAAATATAGGCAGACGCTGCATTTTTATCATCCTTAGTAAAAGCTGTGTCCCAATCATTACCATAAGACTCCAGGTCTTCAGGTTTAGGAAACAAATGGTCTTCTATTGGTATAAACCACTTTTGCCATATACCACCCTCTTCAGGTGAAGGGTCTTGCTGGAACTGCCCGCTAAAGCCATACTCGCCTAAATCAATTTTATTCTCAGCAAGTATAGCATCACTCATGCGTATAGTATCAAGCTTGCCATCAATGTAATTAGCTCTAAGCTCAGCAGGTTTAACTTCACCTTTATCAGTAGCAGGTAACTTTATATGCTTAAGCTTTTTATCTTTTTTATTTAGCCAATTACCAGATGGATCGTTTTCATTTAACCGCTGCATAATAAGCATAAGTACACTAACAGCTTTATCTACTTTACGCGTAGATAAAGTAGTGTTCATAAAATTGTTAGCTACTGTTAGTATTGCTTCTGATGCTTCATCCTTAGCATTAAGCGGATCATCCACAACCCATATATGCGCGTGGAAACCTGTTGCTGTACCGTTAACTGATGTTGCATAACGTTCACCTGTTTTTTTATTTTTATAGTGTGCTTTATTATTTTGATCTTCTTTTATTTCAATATCACCAAATAAGCGCTTATATTTATCTGATTGAATTATATCACGGGACTTAAGCGCAAAGTCAATTGATAATGATTGACTATATGAGGCTGTACCTATTCTCAATGTTGCGTCTATTGTCCAGGCCCAGGCTGGTAACATCACACTGAATATAGTTGACTTAGTTGAGCCTGGTGGAACATTTAAAAGAAAGTCATAAAGCTTAGGCTCTCTTGCTTTACCTGGTTTAATTATATTACCAAGCTTATCAAGCTTAGGATCAATCTTTGTTACTCTTCTAACTAACTCTTCTGCTTCAGTGCATAAGTATGGTATGTGCCAATTCCAAATTGGATCTTCAGGTATTACTTCAGCCCAAAACTCTTGAACAAAACGAAAAAAGCTTCGCCTGCATAAAACAGCCAAAGCTTTGTCGGGATCAAGCTTTAAAGGTATATCCATAAGCAAGTGCCTTGCTGGATTAGTGGCGCTATTTAGTGGTCGAACGCCTTGCATTTGCTATCTCTTCTAAAGCCGCTGGTGAAAGACTATCGTAGTCTATATCATCCGTAATATCTTTTACCTCGGTTATAGTACGTTGAATTAGGCCAAGGTCAGCAGATATAATAGATTGATTGAATGCACCAACCGCTGCACCATTAAATTTTTGACTATACATTACCTCGCTTATACGCGCTACAACTTCGGAGAACGCCTCGTAACTATTTCCTTTTCTTGCGGACTTATATTCGTCTAACCTTGTGCAATAACCAGCATTTGCAACATACACTCCAAAGCTACTCCAAGAATATGGTACTGAATGTGGTATATTCATAATAACCCCAGCTAAGTCACCACTTGTTATAAGCTGTTTCTTAATCCAGGGATTAGCATCAGTATGATCTATGTATTCTTCAAATAAGTCCCACAATAATTCAGGGCTTTCTATTTTTAGTGGTCGTCCCATCGTTTCAAAATTATTCATCTCAAAAATAGGGAATAATTTCCGAAAAAGGCAAGAAACAATAAAAAATACTTATTGTTTCTCTATAACCTCCTGAAACTCAATAACTTACGGCCATTTTTAACCTCGAGAAACAATATAAACAATCTTTTCTATAATACCTCAAAAGGCTATTTATAACTTTTCTATTCCTATAAGCTCTATTATTAAGATTTTTAAATGTTTTATAAAATGATTGTTTATATTGTTTATTTAGGCCTTTCAGAGATCATAATGAATTGAAAACCAAGGCTTTAGAAACGTAAACAACCATTGTTTATTATTGTTTATTATTGTTTCTTGCTACTCTAATTTTTGGTTTTGATTATATAAAGACTCACAGGCAAGGATACGATTTTGAATATCATGTATATCTCTTGTCATTTCGGTGTTGTCATGTGAGTGTTTAATATAATCAGGTAAAGCTACCCATGCATCAAATAAATCAGCTGATAATTTCATTAGCTTTTTAAAATCTTTATTATGCTTTTTCATTTACCTCAAAATTATAAGTAAACACTTTACAGCTTGCTGGTAAGTCTTTTAAATCCGGAAAACCGCAATCTCCAACAGTATTATCATTGATGCGAGATATGTGTAATTCAGTAAAAATAGGTGCGTATTTTTCATAAGTTTTTTTACCACCTATACAAATAACAGGTAGCTTAAATTTATTATAAGTCGGCCTATGTGTACTACCAATATACTTATCACGTTGATCTAATTCAACAAATCTTGTTGTAGACAAAAGCACTGCTCTTGGTAGCTTTTCCCATGTGTTAAAACCTACCAATAGAACCTTTCCTTCGGTTAATCTTTTAAAGTGTTTAAGGTCCTCACTTGACCGCCAAGGCAACTCATTGTTCAAGCCAATGTAACCTAAATTGTTTACTGCTATTATTGCTATCATGATATTACGTAATTAAAATTTATTAAATATTTAAGACAAATTATTTTTACTAATTCAAGGCCGTCAATTTCATAACAATCAAAGCATAAAACTTCAAAAGCATCAGCATAAGGCTTATATTTATTAAGCTGTGGATTTTTATATCTGTTACCTGGAAACCGCTCTAAGCCTATTTGCTTACCAACCACACCAATTGTTTGATTATTACAAAGCTTGTGTATTTGCTGAAACATTCCACGCTTTTCAAACTTATCAGTAACATTATTTAAAAGCAATTCACATAAAGCTAACTTTAGGATTGCGTCACCTTTAAACTCTTTTACTTTATATTCAGTTAAAGTCAAAATTATAAAGCTAATAATCTAATAATTTCTTTTAATTCAGCTGCTATAGCATTCATTTGTAGTTGATCTGCTTCCATTTTTTCATTAAGCTTT